GTGCGACCAGCTGGGCCGCTTCACCCTCGCCCCCTACACCCTTCCCGGCCCTCGGGTCCTCGCCTTGACCTTGGGGGAGGGCGGGACCATCGAGAACGTCGGGGAGGAGTTCAGCCGCACCAACCAGTACAACGCGGTCGGGATCGAGTTCACCCCCACCGACCCCGACACCGGGCAGATTCAGTCCAAGCAGTTCTACAAGTACGACAACGTCCCCTCCTCGCCCACCTACTACGACGGCCCGTTTGGGCGCCGCAACATCTTCTTCCAAGAGGAGTACGCCCACGTCCCCAACGACGCCACCGCCAACAAGATCGCCACCGAGCGCCTCAAGCAATACACCGGCTCGATCCGGGGCCTCAACCTCTCGGTGGTCTACAACCCACTCTTGGAGCCGGGGGACCGCATCTCGGTCGAGTTCCCCGATGGGGTGGTCGAGGATCACATCATCGACCAAATCTCGATGCAGCTGGGAACGTCGGCACGAATGAGCGTGGTGACCCGATTCGAGAGCGTCCCGGGTCCCTAGATGCCCGTCCAAAACCCCTTCACGATGCTGGCCGACCAGCGAATCGACCGCCCGGTCCAGATGTACCGGGGAGAGGTCACCGCGGTCAACACCACCGACAAGTTGGTGAACGTCGACGTCACCGGCACCATCCTCGACGAGATTCCCTACACCGGGGCGACCGCTCCGGTGGTCGGGGGGCTGGTGTGGCTGCTCCGGTACGGGGCGACGATGCTCGCCTTCTCCGAGACTCCTGGGGGTGGAGGTGGGGAGCCGGGTCCGATGGGTCCCGAGGGTCCCGAGGGTCCTCCTGGCCCTGAAGGGCCGCAGGGTGATCCCGGGCCACAGGGTCCGACCGGAGCGACCGGCGCCCAGGGTCCGATCGGCCTCACGGGGCCACCGGGAGCGGACGGGGCCGAAGGCCCTCCTGGCCCGGAAGGGCAGGTAGGCCCGGAGGGTCCGGCTGGTCCTGAAGGCCCACCGGGGCCGATGGGCGAAGTGCCACCCGACACCTTCCTTGAGTTGGCGGGCGGGACGATGCTCGGCGACATCATCCTGGCCGGTGATCCGGACCAGGACCTCGAGCCGGCCACCAAGCAGTACGTGGACGGGCTGATAACGATGGCCGGGGTCCCCCACGTCATCGACGAGACAGAGCCGCCCGCCCCGGTCGATGGGTTGTTGTGGACTCATCCGACTGAGGCGGCGACGGTCCCGGTGATGGTCCCTATCGGGTCGATGATGATGTGGCCGACCGCTACGGCCCCCTCTAGCTGGCTGATCTGTGATGGGAGTTCCTTCGACGGCTTGACCTATCCCGATCTGGCGACCCTTCTCGGCGGGACCACACTCCCTGATATGCGGGGGCGCTTCCCGATTGGGGTCGGCACCCTCGGATCGGATACCTACGCCCTGGGCGACACCGGGGGATCGGCGCGGGTCGCCCTAGCCATCACGAACATGCCGACCCACTCCCATACGGTCAACCCGCCTGTGACGTCCACAGGCAACCAGGACGCTTCCCACACCCACAACATCGCTCACACCCACAACCTGAGCGGTTCCTTCGTCAACGACCTAACCAGCTCGGCTGGCTCCAACTCTCGGTTCAGAGAGGTCAGCGCCACTACTACGAGCGCTGCCTCCAACGCTGCGTCGGGCAACCAGCTTGCCAACCATCAGCACAACGTGGACATACCGGCCTTCGATTCGGGGGATGCGGGTTCAGGGACCGCTCATGAGAATCGGCCTCCGTTCCTGGCGATCAACTTCATCATCAAGGCAGGCCCGTAATGGCGGTGACTCGTATCTGGGACGCCGACAACGGCACATGGCAATTGGTCGGTGGGACGGTCGGGGCGGAAGCGTCCGGGGCGGGCCTCTACGTCCCCATCTCCGGGGAGACAATGACCGGACCCTTGCTCTTGGCGACCAACCCCACCGTCCCCGAGCAGGCAGCGACCAAGGCGTATGTGGACTCGGTGGCGGGCGGGGGTGGGGGGACCATCCCCACCGGAGTGATTGAGATGTTCGCCGGGACCACGCCTCCGACCGGGTTCCTTATGTGCGACGGGTCGGTGATCTCTCGCACCACCTACGCCACCCTGTTTGCCGTGATCGGAGAGGCGTATGGGGCGGGTGACGGCTCGACCACCTTCAAGCTCCCCGACCTGATCCGCCGCTTCCCCCTGGGCGCAGGCACGACCACGGACACCAACCGGGCAGGCACTACCAACGTCGGGGCTTCTGGCGGAATCTTCTCCCACACTCACACTGGCGGAGTCCACGCCCATTCGATCGCGGCTCACACCCACGCTCAAGTGGCGCACGTCCACGACCTGGGATCGTCGGCCAACTCGGGTGGGGCCAACACGTCGGCTAGCGGTGCCCACGATCACAGCGTCGGAGCCAAAACCACGTCGTCTGACGCCCACTCCCACACTTTCTCCGATACCGGCACCGACTCGTTCACGACGGGCGGGCCGTCCACCGCCGTCAATATGCAATCGGGGTCGGCCACCGTCGCCGGGGGATCACACTCCCACTCGGGATCGGTGTCGATCAGCATCTCCGGCACCACATCATCGGATAGCCACTCCCACTCGCTGGCCGCCTTCGATACCTCGGCGGTCGGGAACCACAGCCACGCTGCGCCGGTCCACGCCCACGATCTGGGCAACTCTCCGGCTGGTGGCGCCACCACCACAGGCGGTTCTGGAACACTGACCTCGAACAACGGCGGCGCCGTAGAAACGGATGCGGCGAACCCGCCCTACCAAGGCGTCAACTACATCATCAAGACATGAGCGAGCAAACCCCCACCATCGAGGACGAGCTGAAGGTGCTGCGAAATTGGGTGATCGGGCTGGTGACCGGATGCGAGGGGTGCACCGCCGAGGCGACCGCCTGGGTCGAGGCCCAGGGCGAGATAACGACCGAGTACGAGGCAGAGCAAGGGTGAACCAATGAGTGAGACACTCAAAGAGGCGTTGTGGTGGACCTTGGTGTTCGTGGTAATAGCTGTCGTGATCGCCGCAGGCGTTCGGATCGTCAACTGGATCACCGATGGGACCGGGAGCAACTCTCAGATTTGGAAAGCCGCCCTGGTCTTGATCGGGGCCTCGGCGGGAGGCGGCAAGGCGGTGACGGCGATCAGACATAGACAAACCAACACTAAGGGAGATGAGGAATGACGACCCGTTCTAGGCTGACGGCCAAGCCATGAGGAAGATCATCGGAGTAGTCGCCCTCGTCGTGGCGATATTTGCCCTGGCCGTCCCGCTCGGGGCGCAGGTGAGCACCACACTCCCCCCGGTCGACTCGACCAGCCGACCACCGGAGAACTTCACGATCTGCCACTTCACCGGCCTGGCCGGGACCGAGCGCTTTGTCGAGCTCAACTTGCCGTTCCTGGCGATCTTCGGGGTGGCCGGCCACTTCTTCGAGAACGGGACGCCGCAGGCAGGCCACGAGGAGGACATCTTTGGACCGTGTCCCACTACCACGACAACCACCACCACCTCTACCACGACAACCACCACCCTGGCGACCACCACCACCGAAGGGCCCACCACGACGGGGCCGACATCGACGAGCACCCCTCCAGTGGTCACTCCGTTTTGCGTGGACGTCAACACCGCGGCCCAAGCCGAGCTGGAACAGCTGGGCGGCATCAATCCTGTCCTGGCACTTCTGATCCTCGCCAACCGGCCCTATGAGTCGGTCGAGGACCTGGCCGACGTGCTCCCGCCCGGGGTGCTGGCGCTGATCCTCGAGACCAACGCCCAGACCGGGGCCTTCGTCGCCAACTCGTGTCTGACCCCGTTCGGGGTGACGACGACGACCCTGCCCGCGACGACGACCCTGCCGACGACGACGACCACACCGGGCACGCTCACCGTCCCGCCCGAGCCACCGTCCACCCTCACCACCGGGGAGGTCACGGCGGTGTGTGTCTCGGATATCCCCTTCCTGTCCTATCAGGTCGACGACTTCCCGGGAGCGACTGTCATCAACGAAATCCGATTCCACAATCCGACCGGCGGGCCGGATGTCGTTTACGTTGACCAGCCGCTCTCGGGACAGGTCCTATGGCCGGGAGCTTCGGACATTCCGCCCTTCGACTGGCCGGGGTGGGAGCTGGTGAATGGGGTGTGGGTCGAGGCCGACGACGGGTTCTTGTGGGCGCGGGAGACGATCGAGGTCACCTTCACCATCAACCCCTCCGCCACCATCACGGTCAGCTATCCCCCGGCAAGCGCGATCTGCGCCAACCCGGAGAACCTGAACCCGAACCTTCCCCCTGCGCCACGCACCCCCAGCCCCGAGGACTCGCTGCCCTTCACCGGCTTCGATCCCGACTTGTGGTGGATCGGCTTGATCTTGGCCGCTCTTGGCGGCCTATTCCTATTGAGCGCGAGAGGAGGTGACGAAGATGACGCAAGAGCAGCCAGCTCCCCCTGAGCCTCAGCCAGTACCGGAGCCGACCGAAGTACCGGAGCCGACCCCTGCTCCTGAAGAGGAGGAGGAGGTCACCGAGGAGGACGCCCCAGAGGGCGCCCAGATCATCGACCGGGACGCAGTAGAGGGGCAGTGAGCACCCGGTAGGGTGTCGAATCCTTCGGGGACGGTTGGTCCGATTCCACAGGTTGTCGTCCCCGGAGTCGGTGGGCGCTCGCTCCCGTCCAGGGATACGGCGAGGGCGAGCGCCACCGCAATCGCAATCAGCAAACCCGCCCACCTCCTCACGCCCGCTAGGTTGGTCGGTCATGGATCCAATTCTTCGCCTTGTCTTGCTGATAGCGCTGATCGTCTGGACCGTCCTCAACATCATCTTGATCGTCCAGATCGACTTCTGATGTGGTGGTTCCTGCTCGGGCTGGTCCTCGGGGTGGGGATCGGGTACGTGGCCCGGGTCCTCCTGGTCGAGGCCCAGAAGGGCACGAGGAGGGTCTGAGTGGCCTCTACCCAGCAACGACGTGACTGGTGGAAGGGGTATCGGTGCGACCCGGGCGATATGACGAGGGTGGCGCTCCCTTGCCCGAACAACCAGATCGTCAAGGTCTTGGTGGCCGACCCCGCCATCGGCATCTTCACCGCCATCTCTCAGATCATGGGCAGCGAGCCCTATCTGTTCCGGGAGAGCAGCGGCGGGACCTACAACTGCCGGAACATCGGTGACTCGGGCCTCCCCAGCCTTCACTCCTATGGGATCGCCCTCGACCTCAACCCGTCGAAGAACCCCCACCGCTACCCCCTCAAAACCGACATGCCCCCGACGTTCATCAAGCGGATGGAGGGGATCAAGGCCAACGGCAAGAAGGCGTTGCAATGGGGTGGCCGGTGGTCGAAGCCCGACGCGATGCACTACGAGGTGGACGTCGCCCCGGCAGACTGCAAGAACATCACCTGGGATCAAGGAGGCGGCTCAATGGCCACCTGGAAGAGCGAGGACGGATACACCTACACCGACGTGGACAGCTGGGGCCAGTTCACAGATGCGATCAAGTGGAACATCAACAACCAGCTGCTGATGGGTCGGCGGGACAAGAACACGATGAAGGCGGTGTTCGATCCCAACGTGGCGCTGCAACGGGACGAGGCGGCGTCGGTGTTCTTCCGGCTCGCCAAGGACTCCCCGACCTTCAAGCGAGAGATCGAGGACTGATCAGCTAGCGGCCAACGCCCGCTCCCTCGACGTCACGCCGCAATCGCAAAGAGTGGTCTCGACCTCGACTGTCTCACCGAGGCCGGGGGCCAAGGGCTCCTCGATCCACGTGATGAGAGTGAGCCGGGACCCGCACCGCTCACAGATGATTACCGAAGTATCCGCTCTCATGGCCACAAAGATAAGGGAGATTTCCCTCTCAGTCGAGGTTTTACCCCGAACTGGCCAGGCCCTGAGGCAGTTTCCCG